TTTTCATAAATACATAGTGTATAACACAAAAATGTTCACAGTAAATTGGAGGAAAATCTAATGGATAAAATTCTTGAAAAACTTGCTGGTGTTTTAACTGCTGAAGATTTGCAGGAAATTAAAGAATCCTTTGAATCTGCAGTAGAAGAAAGACTTCAGGCAAAATTAGAAGAAGAAAAACAAGCCATTGCCAAGAAAGCTGATGAATTTTGTAATCAAAAAATCAAAGAAGAGGTTGAAAAGAAAACCGTTGAATTGGAAAATCTCGCCAACCAGTATTGTGAAGAACGCTGTGCCAAAATCACTGAAAAGGCTCAGGAAAAGCTTGACACCCAATGTAAGAAGTTGGAAGAAGCTGCTGAACAATACATCTATGAATACTTTGATGAAAAATTCACAGAAAAGTATGGTAAGGAACTTGAAGCACTTGAAGAAAAAGTTATTACTGGTTTAGACAAGTACCTTGAATATAACATCTCCGAAAAGATTAGTGAAAAGCTTATTAACAAGACTGCTATGACAGAAACATACGCTCCTATCATTGAAGGCATTCAACACCTTTTTGAAGAACAGTATGTTCCTATGGATTTGACTGGTTCCAAGAAATTGCGTGAAGCTAAAGCTGAAAACGCTGAATTGGAAAAGTCATTGAAAAAGCAGCTTGCTGAAAATATGCGTTTGATTGATCTTGTAGAAGATTCAACAAAGAAGGCTACTATCGCTGAAAAGACCTATGGATTGGATGCTACCCAAAAGGCCCGCGTTCAAAAGTTCTTTGAAAGCAAATCACTTTCCGAAACAAAGAAAGACATTGATGACTATGTTGAAATGATTACTGAACAATCTATCAATATGCGTAACAATCGTGCTAATTTGTTTGAAAAGAAGTCTCGCCCAGTATCCCGTGCTGCTAAAACAGAACAGGCTATTGAACGTGATGATTTAATAACTGAAAAATACAGAAAGCAGACTCCATCATCTAATCGTTTCCTAGACGAAGCCGCTAGATATATGGAAGAAGATTAACATACAAATTTTCAAATAAAAAAATTATAAATACAATATATAAACAAAAACTCATTTATATAGGAGAATCAAAAATGAATACAATTAAAAACACATTGGTAGAAAACTTGGCTACTCAGGGTCAAGAAAAGCTATCAATCAATGGTATTAAAGATAAGTATATTCGTGAAAACATGAAGAAGCTTATGGAAAACCAAATCCGTCAGGATGTTGGCTCCGCTTTGAACGAAGACTTCACAATGGGTGTAGGTGCTCCACTTGGTGCTGACCAGGGTATCCCTCACGGTGGTGACAGTAAGGCTGTCTTTGCTCCAATTTCTTTGGCTCTTGTCCGCCGTGTATTCCCACAGTTGTTTGCTAACGTTCTAGTTGGTGTCCAGCCACTCTCTGGTCCAGTTGGTTTGGCATTTGCTCTTCGTTATGTTTATAAAGATGCTGCTGACCCAAGTAAGTTGGTTGAAGCCGCATGGAAGGCCGTTCCTGAATATTCAGGTTTCTCTGGTTCTACTGCTAACACAAGTGGTGCTCCAGACGCAGGTACTGGTGTTGATACACAATCTGCTGAAGCTTGGAAGATTACAGGTCAATATGGTCCTGACCAGGTTGCTAACACATTTGAAACAGGTTTGCGTGGTAAGATTCCTGAACTTGGTTTGATGTTCTCTCGTCAGTCCATCGTTGCCAAGACCCGTAAACTCGCTGCTTCCTTCTCTCTTGAATCTGCTGAAGATATTAAGAGAATGCAGGGTGTAGAAATGATGCAGGAAATGGTTAATGTTCTTCAGTACGAAATGACTGCAGAAATTGACCGTGAAACCATCGCTCGTTGTAAGTCTATCTGTAAGCCAATCGTTTGTACCGCTGGCAAGGCAGAAGATGTAGATAATGGTTGGGTTGGCCGTTGGTCTCAGGAAAGATACTCTCGTATTGTAGGTATCATTGTTAAGACTGCTAACGATATTGCTACTGCTACTCGTAGAGCTGCTGCTAATATCGCTGTAGTTAGCCCAGATATGGCTTCTGTTCTCCAGCAAGCTGCTCCATTCTTCAATAAGGTTACCGGTGAAGTTAATGGCTCTACCGCTACACCTGAAATTGGTACATTGAATGGTTCTATCAAGGTCTACCGTGATAACTATGCTGTAAACGCTTTCACTGGTGTTGATAATGGTGAAGTATTGCTCGCCTATAAGGGTACCGGCGTATCCGACTGTGGTGTAGTATTCTGCCCATACGTCACTGGTGTTGTAAATCAGGCTATTGACCCTAACGACTTCTCACCTCGTGTTGGTGTTATGAGCCGTTATGCTTTCGCTAACAATATGTTAGGTGCTGACAACTATTACCGCTTGCTCAAGTTTGACACTGGTGCTATTTGGGCTAAAGCTGGTGAAGGTTTCACATTCTAATTTAAACTGGAACGGTCTAACAATTAAATTTTAAGGAGAAATAATAATGAAGAATCCTACATCTAACGGTAATGATTTGTACCAAATTGGTAACGATTACCCACAGGCCCCAATTTCTGATTACTTTGTAGCATCATCTTACAAGGATGGTATCTACACTAAATTGGCATCTGCCGCAGCAGAATTTACCAATGTATCTGGTAAGGATGGTTTTGATAATTCCTTCTTCAATCTCAAGACCCCATCTGGATTGAATAAGAGAGTTCTCAATGTAAGTCAGAAGGAATTCACTGTTAATGCTGAAGATGTTGTACCATCTGGTGCTCTCTCTGCCATTTCTGGTGAATTGGTATTCGCTGACGAATACGCAACTGCTACATTGGAAGCATTCCCAGCCGCAGAATAATCATTGGTGGTATAAATCTTTGATTTAGATAGACGGTCCCGTTTGGGACCGTTTATTTTTTGCGTATATAAATACTATAAATTAAAATTATATTGTGAGGTGAAAAATGCAATCAAGAAAAATTGAAGAAACTCAAATCCCACAGGGTGGTGATATGGCTCAAATCGCTATGGCGGTTGCAGCTCAACAACAAAAGAATATGATAACCTTGAACAAGGACTTATTACCATCTAAGGGTAAGTATTACTCTAATGATTTGTATGTTAAGAAGTTATCTACCATTGATATTAAGAACTTGTCTACATTGACTGCTGATACTATTGATGGTGTAATGAATAGTATTATTGCACATTGTGTACAAGGTATCAATGTAAACGATATTCTTGTTGGTGATAAATTTTGGTTGATTTTCTACTTAAGAAATTTAACTTATAATGATTATCCTTTCTATGTCAAGTATAATTGTAAAGAATGTGGCAAGACTGCTATGTACAAGACACAAATGAAGGATATTATCGTCAATTACATTCAGGACGATTTCAACACAACATACACAATGAATAATGGTGATACAATAGAAATCGGGTTCCCAACAATCGGTAACGAAATTTCTAAAAACCAAATTATGCGTGAACCTGAAAAGTATACGGTAGATGGTGAAATTGATGAAGCATTGCTTAATATCGCTTGCTATGTAAAGTCTATCAATGGAAGTAAAATTTCTATTATGAAGGCTTATAATTACATTTGTGAGCTTGACGCATTGTCATTTACAAATTTCGGCAATTATATGGCTGATATAGATTTTGGTGTTAAACCTTATTTTGAAATTCCTTGTGACTGTACAAATAAGGTAATCGTTCCATTGTCATTATCTCCAGAATACTTTATGCCAAAGATTACAAACGCAGGTAAATAATGAATTATACTTGTAAAATTTGTGGTGATTTTTGTAAAAATAGTAGAAGTTTTACAAATCATTTGAGAAAACATAAAGTATCAAATGAAAATTATTACAGGCAGTTTATTTTAAAAACAAATGAAGATAAATGTTTAGTTTGTAATAAGCCCACAAATTTTAAAAGTATAGAATATGGATATTTTAAATTTTGTTCAGTATCGTGTGGAAGAAAACATCCAGATACACAAGAAAAAGTAAGACAAACTAATTTAACAAATCACGGATGTAAAAATTATAATAATAGAGATAAAGCAAAATTAACTATACAAAAAGAATATAATTGTAATTGTGTTTTTCAAATTCCAAAGGTAAAAAATAAAATAAGAAAAACAAATAAAGAAAAATTTGGATATGAATATGTTTCACAATCACCAATAATACGAAAACAAATAGAAAATACTTGTTTAGAAAAATTTGGAACTACAAATCCATTACAAAATGATAAGGTTAAAGAGAAAATAAAACAAACTAATATAAAATTATATGGAACTTCAAATCCAAATCATAATCATTTTTATAGATTTGATAATAAATTATTTGACAGTTCATACGAATTAACATATTATATTTGGTTAAAAGACCATAATATAGATTTTGAATATCAACCAGATATAAGTTTTAGTTATTTTTATAATGGAACAAAAAATTATTATCCTGATTTTTTGGTTGAAGATAATTATATAGAACTTAAAGGTTCACATTTCTTTGAAAATCACAATAAAAATAATAAAATGATAAATCCTTATGATAGAAGTCAAGATGATTTATACGAAGCTAAACATCAATGTATGTTGAAAAATAATATTGAAATAATAACTGATTGTGATAAATATATAGAATATGTGTCTAACAAATATGGTAAAGATTATATTAAGTCTTTTATAGTTAAGACTAAAAAGGATAACGATGAATCATAGTTACGTTCGTATTACATACCAGCAGATGCTGGAAGATTTTACCGCTCGCTTGAAGAATGACCCACGCTTCAAGAATATGTCATCAGCTAGCATTTATAACTTGTTTATGGAAATGCTAGTAGCAACTGCTGATATGACTAACTATTATATGGAACGAACTGCTGAAGAAGCATTTATTGATACTGCTAAATTGGATAGTAGTGTGATTAAACACGGCAAGAACCTTGGGTATAATCCTATTCGTAATACTCCTGCTGAAGCAGAAATTGCTGTGGTTTTGCGTGGACCTTTGCCACAGTCTCTTATGGCTACTAATATGGCTACCATTTACTTCCCTCAAGAAGAAATGGAATTAACTTATAATGGTAAGAAATATATTTTGAATACTGACTATTCTTATACTCTCACAAGAAAAGATATTGAGGATGGTCAGAGTTCAACTTGGTCTAAAACATTGTATTTCTCTAAACCAGTTGATTCTGTAAACTA